GCTGCGGTGGAATCGACTTTAGGTTAGACCTTTAGCCTCGCAGCCCTCTCAGGGCAAAAAGTTTTACAATGATTCAGGATTCCACTTCTGAACATGGCAAATTTACTCAAATTTTCCTTTGTGATGAACAAACATTGCAACATCACCCGTTATTTCCTGATAAAAAGAAACCTCAACAGGCTTTTCAAACCAACCGTAATACCTTTCCAGTGCGTGTTTGAGCAGCGATTGTGTCACATTGTTTGCAATGGCAGCGATCCTTACCCGGTAATCATATCCGTGCCGGGTTGTTTTCATGCAGACAAACTGCTCAATGGCTTTGCCGAGATTGGAATACATCTCTTTGTTGTACTTGCGTATCATATCCAAGTTGTGAACATTACGCTCAGGTCTTCTTTGTTTCATTAGTACACAGGTTCGTTAATGGTTTGTAATTGTTCTCGCAGTTTAGCAATTTGATTTCCGCATTTGATCATGGCGGTGTGATACTCTTCGATTACGTTTTGCCATAGTTCGCGATCAGCCCGAACGATATACATCGGGCAGCGTTCGATTTCAGGGCAGTAAGTAATAAAGTCAACCCATTGCAAAGAATCGCAGCAAAGAAACGCGGCAATTATCTGCCCTTCATGTTCGGTCGGTATCTTACCCTGCCTTATGTAGGTCAGGTGCTTTTTCGGTCGAGGTGATTTGATTTCGATTGCGCCGATGTAACCTGATTCACCCTTTACGAATCCATCAGGACTGAATCCGAAATACTCGATGTTATCAGGCTGAACGAATCCAATTTGTTCAACCTTTACTGCTCTGACGCGTTCATATTCGGAACGTGCAATCGGTTCTAAGTCTTTGCCGCGTATCATGTCTTCGGATTCGAACATATCGAACTGATCATCTGAGTATCCGGTTTCCTGTTCTGCTGCGATCCGGTCGCATAGTTCGAGCCATTTCGCCCCAATCATTGACTTAGATGCACCGCCTGTTATCTTGCCAACCCGGAGTTCAAACCACTCCGGGCTGCCTTGTTGGATGTTGTGGATGATCATGGTTTGTTTATTTTTTGAAGTCTTTCAATAGCATACTTATACCCTTTATAAAAACCATTTCTATAAGATCGTATATCATAATCAAAATATTTTTCTTTAAAATAAAATTTGGTAGCATTTCGGTCTATTGAGGCATGGAAATTTAAAATTTCAATTGCAGTTTCTATGCAATTTAAAGATTTGTCTGATTTTATACTTACAATGCTTTTTCTCTTTTTATTAATTATTGTTTCTTCTGTTCTCATCCCTCACCCCCTTCCGTCAATTCAGCCTTGCGCCGATCTTTCGCCGCCACGACCTGATCCATCTTTGCAACTTTTGCCGTGAGGCGTGTATAGACATCTTTTAATTGATCAAGTGTTGCAGCCTCCTGAATTGATTTGATCGCCACCTGAATGACGGCAGGATCAACCTGTGCAGGTGCAGGCTGTTGTGGTGCGTATGTCCTGATTCTGAGCGCATCTGTTTCCGTTCCGAATGCGCTAATCTTAGTTGTGTAAAGTTGAATCCGTGTGCCTTTCCATTTTTCAACGTATGGTGATCCGGCAAGTTTAGCGACCGTCTTTGAATTTGTCGCATTAAGGATCATCGGTTTCCATCCCGGCTCGACAAAGTGAATAACAAGCGCATCTGATTTTTTGCCTTTGTCATCCGGTACCTGCTCCTGCCGTGCGTCACGAATAGTCAGGATTACTTCGCTGCCATCAGGAGGCATGGCATAAGTTCCTAAGTAGTCAGGGTTTCTCAATTTTTTCCAATGAGTTAAAGTTTCCATGTGTTTTAGAATGTGTAAAGTTTGTCAAGTTCTTTTTTAAGGTCCAGTGAGTGAGCCATGATGAACATCACTATTCTTTTTTTAGTCGCATCATCCAAGTATGGATGACCATCAACAAGTAATTTCAGCCTCGATTCGAGTGCTTCAAACTTCTGATGAGCGTGTTTGATAGCCTGCGCGGTCATATCCCAAAATGATAGTTAAAAAACTGAGTGTAATTGTGCGACAGTACGGCATCGACCTCAGCCCATACTTTGAAAAATTCGGCTTCTGCAATCGGTATGGCATCCATCCGGTCTGCAAATGATAGTAAAGTGCGCTTTACATGTTCGGCATTGTCGCAATGACTTACCGAATTAACGCCCTGCCCTGCTATAATCGTTGTCATGTAGGGCAATTCGGGTCTGGCATCTATCATAATATAGATCGGCTTTCCCGGCTTTTGAAAGAAATGAAATTGGTTCATGTGTTTTGGTTTAGATTGGGGCAAAGATATAATTTTTTTTTATCCTGCAAATATTTATATAATTTTTTTTTATCTTTGCCCGGACCAAATACAACAAAACGATGGCAAACTACAATATAGAGCTGAAAAACAAGCGCAAAGAATTGGGATTGACCCTGAGCGAAGTTTCCGAAATGACCGGAATAGCCATACCCAACATAAGTATGTATGAAAATGGGATAAAGAACCTGACCGAATCGCGTTATCTGCTACTTGATGCGGCACTGGATAAAATTATTTTGCTGAAAATCAGCAAGTTAAAGAATTTGAGCAAAAAAAAGTTTGCCTGATTGTTGCAGGTATAAAAATAGTTTATACTTTTGCTGAACCAAAACACACAACCATGACCCATAAAAACAAAATCCGATTTGTCAAGGCATTAGTTCTTATCGGTTGCTTAATTGCATTGATGTTCTTTCTGCCTGTTATCGTTAATTTGTCAATATTGCTGCTGATCTTTGCAGGTGGATGTTATGAAATCGCAACAAGTAAATTGAATGACCATGCCGATATTTGACATTCATAACGTGACCGGCACAAAGGAGTATCGGCACAAGGAAAGATTCTCCGTTGAGGTTGAATACGATGTTGACCCAGTGAATGATTTTCAGATCATTAAAATTATGGATGGCGATTCTGATATAACTGAGTTGTTCGAGAACGAATCCGATATCCATCAGGCAATATTTGAACACCTTGATGAATACGATCGCCCTGACCCTGATGATCAATACGATGAGCGATATGATTACTGATAAGAAAATTGCGGATAATGTCCGTGAGGCATTGAAGCAAATCAATGATGAGATACTTGAATTATACACCTTGTGCGAAGATTGGCCTGATAAGAGGGACTGGCGAAACAGGCTTAATCGTTTGCAATTGAAGCAGTATTTTTTGGAACAGATAATTGAGCAGCAATGAAACAGACCGCAGTAGAATGGTTGCAAGAAAACCTACCATCCTTTATACCTTGTTAGCAAACGTTTTTAATTATGACAAAAAAAGAATGTTTAGAATACGAAGAACAAACTAAAAGATGTATAGAAACTATTGAAAGTAAGTTAAATGTAACTTATTGGTATTATGACAATGGTTTTAAAATTTATAGATTCAGAATTTTAAATTGTGAAGAATCTTTGGATTTACCAAGAAGTATAATGGTTGCACTTTCTCAAAGTGTTTGCTAACGTTTGGCGGCTTTGTGTCTGTTTGCCCCTTGCACAAAGTTTCAAGTTACCACAAATGTTGATGGGGCAAATAGCACAAAACCGCTGTTATAAGCAGCCTTTAATATGAAAAAACAATACGGAATTTTCAAAATTAATACCGAAGCAAGGTATTACAAAGATGGATTAAATTCAGTTGAATTTTTATCTGAACGTTATTTGCACGACACAGAAGAAGAAGCTATTAATTGGTTTCCAAGCGAAGATGGACACTATGTTATTATGCCTGTTTATGTAACTACTGAGCAAAAGGAGTTTAATGACAAATGGGATAATAAAATAAAATTTGCGGAGGAGCTTAGAGATGCCTTTAAACGGAGGTCTGTCTAAGGTTGCTTATAACGTTTTGTGGCTTTGCGTTCGTTGGGGATTTCCAGCACTAAAGCCGATTGATAGTACAAATTTTAATTTAAGCACAAATGATTATAGATAGCACTAAAGCCCCAATTTCGCAAAACCCTTGTTATATGAAGTGCCGACTTATTTACGATGAAGCTCAATTGGAACACTAAACAGAAAAACAAAAAGAAAAAAAGCGATGGAAAATAAAAAAATAATATGTTGGTGGAGCGGTGGAATTACATCTGCCGTAGCTTGTAAAATTGCATTGGATTTGTTTAAAGACAAAAACGAATGTAGAGTAGTGATGATTGACACCTACAATGAAGATGAAGATACTTATAGGTTTTTTGCAGATTGCGAAAGATGGTATGGGCAAGAAATTGAACTGATAACTGAAATAGGAAAAGATTATGAAAACATACAAGATGTATGGACTAAACATAAATCTTTAAATGTGGCTACTGGTGCAATTTGCTCAACTCAATTAAAAAGAAGGGTGCGTGAAAAATGGCAAGAAGAAAATGAATATGATTATCAAGTATTCGGATTTGAGTTTGATAAAAAAGAGTGTAATAGAGCATTAGGATTGCACAAAAACCACCCTAAAGCAAAAGGCATTTATCCATTGCTTATGTTGGCATACGATAAGGATGATTGCTTACGAATTGTGCAAGATGCTGGAATTGAAATACCTAAAATGTATCAATTAGGATTTAGAAATAATAATTGCTTTAAGACTGGATGCGTTCAAGGTGGAATTGGATATTGGCAAAAGATGGAACGTGATTTTATTGATAAGTTTAATGCAATGGCAGAAATGGAACACAAACTAACTGCTTTGCGTGGCGAGCCTGTAACGATGCTGAAAGACCAAAGTAATGAAGCTAAAGCAATAGTTAAAGAAAGCGGTGTTAAATGGAAGCAATTTATATTTCTAAAAAAGCATCCTGAATATCCTGAATTAAAATGCTTGGCAGATATGAAACCACAAGAAGTAAAACCTTTATTTGAATGTAACGGATTTTGCGGGACAAATGATTTGAACCCAAGAATAGAAACTGAAAATGAAATTAACTTTGATACACGAGATATTTAAAAGTGCAGTGGCTTTTTCTTTTTGTTTTTCCTTCACGGAACTTCAATTGGAAACTGTCAGCAAGGCATTTCATATAACGGTTCTCGGCTTTATGCAGTAGCGGACTTAAACCACAAAAATTGATATGGAAAACGAAATTACAAATACAGATAAAAGTTCATTAGAACCACGAAAACCGCTATTGCTTAAAGCCGATGTTATAAGCCGTTTTGGTGAATGTAAGTACAGTTGTCAATTAACACACGAGCCAAGTTGGTTTCATACAATATTGATTAAAGACTTTAGCATTTATATACAAGAATGGATGGATGATGAAGACGAGGAAATTTGTGCAACAGTTTTTATAGGTGAGAAGAAAAATGCTAACGGCTTTGCAAATACCAACTTGGCTTTATTGCTGAATGATATTGAGGAGTTCGTTAAAAATGGCTTATAACTACCCAATAAGCGAATGTTTGTAGTACTATTTTCTAACCTCAACGGCAGCAACCTGAACCTGCCCGCAGTTGGTGTGAACCTTTACCATCGGGGTGCGGGTGTTGTTCCAGAATTTCCAAAACGGGTGAACTCTTTTTCCGCGATAGTAAAT